GTATGATCTTAGCACATTCTTGCCCAAGAAGCCCGGAGCAGTTGAGCTCAAGGTAATCAAGGAAATGTTTGAAGCAAGTGTAGATGGACAGCCTTACGATACAGAGCGTTGGGGTCAGTACTTCCGTCCTGCTGGTGTCAATGCACCTGCTGGCAGTGCAGCCGCTGAAGACACACCTGCACCGGCAGCACGTTCGGCACCTGCACCTGTTGCAGACTTTGATGACGATGTTGCTCACGCTGAAAAATCTTTTGCTGCTGAGCCTGTTGCTGCCCCAAAACCAGCACAGAAAGCCGAAGACATTTTGGCCATGATTCGTAGTCGTCAACAGAAGTAATCAAAAAGTGCAAGCACCAAAAGGTGCTTGCTTTTTTATCTATTATGAAATTTTCTTTGGTATTTGATAAATCTGGAGATACTCTGCCTTTTGAGGTGGTGTATAATCACGAACTATTTGAATTTTTTGTTGAACACACCAACAAAAAATTACAAAACTCGTTTACTAATGAGCAAGAACTTTATAAAAATCTTGATCAAAGAATCACGCACCTGCACTGGGCTATTTCAAAGACCAATGAAGTATCATACGATCTTGTGAGTGAAAGTTTTAAACAACATACAGATCTTGAAAATTACCTAGACCAACAGTTTCTTAACAAGTTACATTCTGATTGGGTATTTTCTCACTATCATGACATTAATATAAATGATTTAAGATTTAGCAATGTTGTATCTCGGGCTCGACTAGGTAACATATTACATGAACTGTATCCAGATTCTGAACGCATAATCAAAACTGCGCCAGCAATGGAAAAGTTAGGATACATCTACCCGTTCCGAGAAGTAAACATGGGAGTTCACGACCTTGAAAATAGTTTTACAAAGTTAGAGTTCAAAGCAGATTCCAAATGGCAAGTGTTTAACAATCCATTTAAAAATACCATGATCTCAAACAACGATAAAGTAAATTTTTCGTTTGGGTATACATATGTGGGCAGACAGTATTATAATAAGTTTAGATTTTTTGATACTAAATTAGAATGTCCAGATCATTTTAACTATGAAAATTTAGAATTTGCATTTCAGCTAGGTTTGGACATGCCTGAGACTATTCCGTTTAGTAAAGAGGCTCAGGCCTGGGCTAGTGAGCATGGTATCAAATTGATTGCTGAACAAATACCAATTGCAAACATAGTAGATTTAGAAAACAAACTGTTTGAATATAGAAAAATGTTATATAGAAATTCTCGAGACAACAATCGAGCACAAATAATTTTACATTAAGGATAAGCATGGCAAAAGCATTTGACGTAAGCAAGTTCCGCAAGGAAATTACAAAAAGTATTGAAGGACTCAGCATTGGCTTCAATGATCCCACAGACTGGGTAAGCACAGGCAACTTTGCACTGAACTACCTGATCTCAGGATTCTTTGATCGAGGTATTCCATTAGGCAAGGTCACAGTGTTTGCCGGAGAATCTGGCGCAGGCAAGAGTTACATCTGTTCTGGCAACATTATCAAGAACGCACAAGAGCAAGGTATCTATGTGGTGCTGGTTGACAGCGAAAACGCACTAGACGAAGCGTGGCTCAAGGCACTGGGAGTAGACACCAGCCAGGACAAACTGCTGAAACTGAGCATGAGCATGATTGACGATGTAGCCAAAACAATCTCAACATTCATGCAGGACTACAAGGCCTTGGCTGAAGGCGAACGTCCCAAGGTCATGTTTGTGATTGACTCACTGGGCATGTTATTGACACCCACAGACGTTAACCAGTTTGAAGCAGGCGAAATGAAAGGTGACCTGGGTCGTAAACCCAAAGCACTCACAGCCCTGGTTCGTAACTGTGTGAACATGTTTGGTAATTACAATGTGGGCTTGGTGTGTACCAACCACACATACGCAAGTCAAGACATGTTTGACCCAGATGACAAGATCTCAGGCGGTCAAGGATTTATCTATGCCAGCAGTATTGTAGTTGCCATGAAGAAACTCAAGCTCAAAGAAGATGAAGATGGTAACAAGGTATCGGAAGTGAATGGTATCCGTGCGTCATGCAAGATCATGAAAACACGCTATTCAAAACCTTTTGAAGGTGTGCAGGTCAAGATCCCGTACACAACAGGTATGAGTCCATACTCGGGCTTGACTGACCTGGCTGAGAAAAAAGGTATCCTTAAAAAGGATGGCAACAGACTGGCATTCACCATACAGGACACAGGCGAAATTATCAAGTATTTTCGCAAGGCCTGGGAAGCCAACGAAGACGGTTGTCTTGACAAGGTCATGGCAGATTTTGCCAAGATCAAAGATGAGGTTGTTGTAGAAGAAGCAGGAGACGAAGCATGAGCGAAACAGTAGCAAGTGAAATTTGGGGCGAACTCAAACGTTACGTGAACACTGTGGATCGTGACGAAGCAGCAGAAGCTGTGGTTGCAATCTTGATTGACAATGATTCGGATGTGGATGATATTCGTGCTGCCTTCAAGAACGATGTGGATATCAAACGTGCGCTCACTGCTTATCTTGACAACGACCGGGACTATGTGGATCCCGAAGATGAAGATCCGGATGAAGACAGCGATACCACAGAAGATGATGACTGGGAAAACTAATGTGGTATAGTCAAGTGGCCGCGGATCTGGGCAAGATCCCGGACTTCATGGCACACTATGATCGTGAGCTCCTGGATGCCAAACGAGATTGTAAAATTGGCGGCATTGTTGAGAACAACATCAAGCTGCTTCCGGGCATAACTGAGCAGAGATTCTACCAGCTTCAGGAAGTGGAAGCTGTGTTGAATCTGCTGAACATTCAGTTGCGCAAGATTCGCCGCAAACATTTCCAAAAGTATCTGGAAGGATACAATCGTGCCCTCAGCAGCAGAGACGCCGAAAAGTACGTGGACGGTGAAGATGAAGTGATTGACTTTGAAACCATTATCAATGAAGTTGCCCTGCTGCGTAATCGCTGGCTGGGTATCATGAAGGCACTAGAAAGCAAAAACTTCATGCTGGGTCACATTGTTAGACTACGAGCAGCTGGTATGGAAGATATTCAAGTGTGACCATTGATGCGTGATACATAATAGTATGAAACGCACAGCATTTGTAACTGGCATGACCGGCCAAGACGGTCCATATCTCGCTAGACTCCTAGTCGAAAAAGGCTATCATGTTTATGGCCTTGTCAAGCGATACTCTAATCCCAATTTAGACAATATCAAGTGGTTGGGGATTGAGAATGATATTGAGTTGGTCACTGGTGATATTACCGATGAAAACAACATGAATCATCTCATGCAAACACTCAAGCCCAATGAAGTGTATAACTTGGCCGCACAGAGTTTTGTTGGTGCTTCGTGGGATCTTAACAAACTCACCACAGAAGTAAACTCCATAGGTGTGCTGAACTTGCTCAACGCTATCCGCAGCCACAGCCCCAACACACGTTTTTATCAAGCAAGTACCTCAGAGATGTTTGGCAATGCCACAGAAGCAGGCTCTCAAGGTGAACTCACTCCGTTCCGTCCAAGATCACCATACGGTGTAAGCAAGTTGTACAGCCACTGGATGACCATAAACTTCCGTGAAAGTTACAGCCTGTACACTTGCTCTGGCATATTGTTCAATCACGAAAGTCCTCTTAGAGGTCGCGAGTTTGTCACACGCAAAGTTACTGATGCAGTGGCTAGAATCAAACTGGGCCTAGCAGATTCAGTCACCCTGGGCAATCTTGACAGCAAGCGTGATTGGGGATTTGCCGGAGACTTTGTGGAAGCCATGTGGCTCATGCTACAACAACCCCAAGCCAGAGATTATGTAATCGCCACAGGTGAACAACACAGTATTGGTGAGTTGTGTGGTGTGGCGTTTGAACATGTGGGAATAACTGACTGGACTCATCTGATAAAAAGTGATCCTAGATTCAAACGTCCTGCTGAACTTTATAGCTTGCTGGGTGACAGTAGTCGAGCAGCAGTAGAACTGGGATGGAAACCACGTACCAATTTTGCAACCATGATTCGTGACATGGTTGATGCTGATCTAGCTAGGCTTCAGCCTGGAAAGTAATCTTCCAATCGGTCCTCCTGATGCTATCTCGCCCAGAGTCCACTCTGTGTGACATAGATCTTCAAGCCACTGTGTTCGTTCGGGCATGCGTGGCTTTTCTATGTTTGCAAAATCTGTGTTGGCCACTGGCAATGCCATGCTGTGTGCGCCAACAAATGCAGGAATGCCATCTATGATGGCTTGACTACCAGGACCTGAATTTTCATTGACCACTGCCCAGGCAGCGGGCAACATGGTCCTAAAATTGAACTCATCGTAGGTGCCATGCAACTTGACAGGTTGCTGTATTCTTGTGCCTGGTCTGGGTCGAATTTTTTGTCTTGGATGCGGGCGTATGATTATTGGTCTATCAGTGTGTGCTCTTAGACTGGCGATAGTTTGATCCAGCCATAGTTCACCGGGCGGTAATCCTGTCCATTGTTGGCTATCGTCTCGCTGCATGGCCACAAGAACATGATCGCCCTGGTGCCAAGGCTGTGATCTCACAGACAACTTGGCTGCACGGTTGTTTTCACGACCTTCACCAAACCATCCTGATGCATTTACACCATTCACACCCATCTTCCAGGTCACGCCTCGATTCAGCTGACCAATTTCCATTATTATTACCGGACGACCCGACGAAGAAAATTCTTGCCATACAGCTTGATTTGCCAGCATCCGTCCAGACCACAAGTGGCTCCAGATTACTGCAACGTCAGCACTTGAGTCGTGTTCTGACACACGAATACAATGACGTTTGCAGCCATCTCGGAATGCTGCAAACACAGGCCCAGAATTAAGGGCTCCAAAGCGATTAAATATACTGATGTTCATGATATGGTATTAAATAGTTATTGAACAAACACCATGTATAAAATAAATTCTCTCTGGCACAGTCCCGAACCCCCCAATGGATTCTTTAGTGAACGCTTGTCTGAACATGTAGATATACACTATCAACAACGGTATCGTTACTATATATTTCAAAATATTCCACGCAAACGCACCATGATTGACATTGGTGCCAACATTGGTATCTTTGCTAGACCCAGTGCTGAACAGTTTGAACGGGTGATATGCTTTGAACCAGTACTCAAAAACTTTGAAGTCTTGCAAAAAAATCTAGAAAGTTATCTCAATGTTGAATTGCATAACCTAGGGCTTGGCGACAAAGATCAAACAGTCACATTTGAATTGCAAACTCTTAAATGCGGGCATACCAAACAAGTTGAAGAATTTGTTGCTAACCCTGAGTTTGAAAAACACACCGGAGTACTGACCACTCTGGATCGATTCAATTTTGAATCAGTTGACTGGATCAAGATAGATGTTGAAGGCTTTGAAAATGCAGTGTTGGAAGGAAGTCGCGCCACTATACAACGCAATAGACCTTGGTTGCTGATAGAAGACAACGGGCAACAGGAATATCACAAGCAATGGTTGAACGACTTGTGCGGCCCATACGAGGCAGCCGCGGTCAAAAGCAAGAGCAACACAATATGGATACCATCATGAAGCATTTACCCTATGAACGACAAGGTTTTAGTCAGAATGACGAGACTGGAATCATTGAGTACATGCTGGCAGGAATAGCTGATCCCAAACAAACTTTTGTGGAGATTGGGTTTGGCGACGGAACACAAAATATGACCCTGGACCTGCTGCATCAAGGATATTCAGGAGTTGGCATAGATGGTTGGGACTGGGATCCATCTGTGACTGAAAGATGGCCAGATCAGTTGATCAAAATACAGCAAATGATTTCCCCAGGTGATGTTGCACAATACATACCCGAACAGTATTGGCAACCAGACTTTTTTAGTCTAGACATTGACAGCTTTGATTATGAAGTGGCATCAACTCTATTACACTCAGGATTCCGACCTGCCACAGTGTGTTGTGAAATCAACAAGCACTTTGGCAACGACTGGGCCAGTTTTCCCTATGTTGAAAACCCAGTGAAAAAAGTCACATACAATAGAAAATTTCATTACGGCTGTTCATTGTCAAAGTACAAAGACCTGTGGTCACAGTATGGCTATGAGTTTTTTACATTTGATACCAGAGCAGTAAATGCATTTTGGTTCCATCCAGACCGGGTCAGTATAGACCTAACTGTTCCCAGAAAGCAAACACTTGATGAGATAGATACTGCTGTTATAAAACAACAAATTGCCGATCATCAGTACTGGAACAACAAACAAAACGAAATTTATCAAATCACATGAAATACGCAGTACTAACAACATTCCATGCTGCTGGCTATGAAAAATATGCCAGTCGCATGATTGATACATTTTTACAAAATTGGCCTCAAGAAGTTGACCTATATGTTTACACAGAAGATTGTGCTATCACACAATCAGCACCCAATCTACATGTGAGAGACCTACACGCAGCAAGTCCAGAAATTGTGGCATTCAAACAACGCTGGGGATCGGATCCTAGAGCACGTGGTCAAGTGGCCACAGGGCCTGTGGATCGCAAAGGCAAAGCACCTGGCATTGGATTTCGCTGGGACGCCATACGATTCAGTCACAAGGCATATTCTGTTAGCCATTGTGCCGCCAACTGTGCAGCTGATGTGTTGTTCTGGATGGATGCTGACATGGTATGCCACACACCTATCACTACTGAATTTATTGACAGCCAAATGCCTGTAGATGTGGGCCTGGCATTTTTGGGTCGAGAAAAGAAATTTACTGAATGCGGCCTGTATGGCATGAATCTTCAGGATCCTGTGACTCGGGCATGGCTACAAGAGTTTCAGTTGGCCTATGATTCCGGGCGTCTTATGACCATGGCCGAATGGAATGATTGTTGGGTGTTTGATGAAACTCGTAAAGAAGTGCAGGCAGCCAATCCACAATGGCGTCAACTCAACTGGAGTGCAGGACTAATCCGAGGTGAAGGGCATCCGCTGATCAACACAGCTTGGGGTGCATATCTAGATCATCTCAAAGGCAAACGCAAAGATACCGGACGTAGCAATGACAAGGATCTTGTGAGACCCCGAACAGAAAGTTACTGGTCTTCGTCCACGGGCTCTTGACCATATTCTGCTTTTGAGTGCTTGGCCTTGAAGTGTATTAGATACTTGCCCAGCACAGTATGCGGCAGCGGAGTTTTGTAGGGCTTGAGAAATCCTGCACAAAGGTCTCTGTGCGTTGCATTGGGCACAGCCTTAATAGCCACACCCAGTACATCGTTGTCATAGAATCTACGAAGACCACTGCGATCACGTTCACGATACCGTCGGCAATATTCATCTCGCAGCGTTGCAAAATCTGGATGGCGGGTATTCACAGCAAACACTCCGGTTTCAGGAACCAACCATGCTCCTTTTTTACCGCTTTTGTCGCTGGTGTAATTTACGCCCATGTACAAACTCAAATGTTGTTCATCCAACAATGCTGTCCATAACTGTTCGGGCATGTCAGCAACTGATATCACATCAGCATCCAGCCAAACAATCCAATCTGCTTTGCTGTGATGCATGGCATGCATGATGGTATAGGCTTTTTTGGCAAACTTCTTTTCACTTTGATTGCAGTCTGGATCTGCTTGAAACACAGTGTAGTCGGGTTCAAGATCATCAAAATCAATAATTTTGATTCTGTCATCAACAGGTAGCACCATGTGCTCCACATACACAGTAAGGCTGCGTGAGCTTGGCCAGTGTCTCAAAAAACTGTCTACACAGTCTTTGCCAATCAGATCATAATAACGCTGATCCATGCTGGTAATAATTTCAATCATTTGACTGCCCATTTTTTCATGTGTTCCCAGCATGTGCCGGATCTCAATTCTTCGTGACTCCAGTGAAATTGTGCAATTCTCTGTATCCATGATTCACGGTCAGGAGTATGTGGTTTTTCAATTCTGTGAAATCCTGCGCCTGCTATGTCACGAGCCTGACTGCGGTCCGGGTCAGTGACAAATACAGGTATGCCTTCGATTGCAGCAGCCACAGCAGGACTAGAGTTGTGGTTGATTACTGCCCAGCAATCAACAAAGTCTTCAGTCAGTGTACTACCGCTTTTGCTCAGTTGTATATTTGTTAATCTGCGACCAGTGCAAAGTTTTATCAGGCGTTCGCAATATTTCGCAGCTCGTTTGTCTCCAGGGTGTGGGCGAATTCTAATAGGACGATCTGAGTATTTTCTTATTTCTGTAATGGTCTTGATAGCCCAATCTATCACATCCCATCCTGCCATGCTCCATCCACCGTCACGTTGCAAACACAATAAAACATGATTGCCATTGACTCTCCAGGGTCGTAATTTCACTCCTGTTTGTGCCTGTATTGATTGCCACCGAATCGGATCTGGCGTCTGATCGCAGTATTCGCCGGTGTTGGGGAACACACCATCATAGCTGTAGCGCAACCAATAGCCGGGATTATTTGTATCCTTGTATAAAAATAAATTTGAATCAGCAATAACTGTGCGCCCACCCGAGCTGCGTTGACCTTCCACAATCTCTTGACGTAGTTGCAGGTGTTGGGCTGTTTTTCCGTGTTCGTGTACCCAGCCCAGGATCACAGCCACATCACTGGGTTGATATACCGATTCAGTTTCAATTATACCTTCGTCGCCGTATTCGGTCACACCTTGTGCAAAATATTTCAAGGTGTCCAGTTTGTCCGTGGCCTTTTTCAATGACTCAGGCGTGTATTGTTCTTTTCTGGGCAGCGTGGCCAAATAGCTTACAACTTTCATGATTCTTGCATCATTCTAAATGCTGTGCCGTTTGCCAATTCCTTCACATGATATTGACCATATGCCATACTGTGACACCAGGCGTCAAGTAGGTCTCGATCAGGATAAAATGGATTGTCAATCTTGGATAAATCTGTGTTGCCCACCGGTGTGGCCACATGACTGGGAGCTAACACAAATGCTGGCACACCTGCCAGTATACTTTCTACGGCTGCTACACTGTTGAAAGTGACCAGGGCATGCACATCTTTTATCAATAGCTGGCTGAGTGGTTGGTACTGAACTCTATCAATTCGTTTGGGCGCACGTTCTCGTATTTCCACTGGAAGATTTGTGTATGTTTTTATTGTGGCCACAGTTTCTCTGATCCACTGCTGTTGGTCTATGCCATAATATCTACAGGGCTTTTCATCTGGAGCCGCCACAATAATTCGCTTGCCATACCGTCGGGGATGAGGCTTGATTCCCAGTTGATTCCAACGATCGTTTGGCCGCTCACGTATGGTGGCATGTTGCAAATCATTCAGCACAATCCTGTGATACATCTTGATACCTTGTGAATTTTTATTACTGATATTGTTGCCCACATAGCCTGAGTCCATGAAATAAAAATTATTGCCATCCTCTAGACATTGTTTCATTATTTTGTGTTTGAGAATGCCCCGCAACACCAACTGATTGTGATCATTGGCTATGTCATATTGATAATCAAAATAGTCAGAGTTGGTAGGTTCTAGTTTGGCACTACGAGCCAACATGTTGATGTACTCATCCTCACCGTTTTTGCTGAGAAAAATCCAATTGTTGTTCATTCTATATCTCGCTGCTGACAATACTCAGTGAGTATGCGTTCTTGATGCCACTCACTGCCTTGTGGTGTTGTGGCAAACTCATGAAAGCATGGTGTACCCAGAGTGTAATGCAACAGTTTGGCATCAGTACTGGGACCATACTCATCAGGTAACCAATTCCATTCAGGAGGTAAGGCACCTATGCGTTCATCGTCTAGCCAGGAAAAACGATGTAGTTCAGCACCTGTGGATTTTTCAATAAACTCCGGAGTTAGTTTTCTATTGGGAAAACTGTTGCAGTTCCAGAGCATGACACTGCTCCAATTTTTTCGAGGATAGTTTTCATTTTTTGATCCCAGATATTTTTCACTCATGCGTGTCTGATAATCGTGTTTGACCACTTGCACATCTTGTGCAGTGTTGCGCAGATTCCACAACTCAGCAATGTCTCCACGCACAATCATGTCTCCATCTATAAAGATAGCATGCCCGGTGTAGTTCATCAAGTGCGGTACCAGGAAACGACTGTAGATAAACTGATTGCTGCCATCTGTGTGTGTTTCTGTGTAGTCTCTAAACAGGTTCAGGGCCAAGGGAATGATGCTGACTGGTTGACTGGCATGTCTAATAATTGAGTTGGCACACACATGATACGCTATGGCTTCTCTAGGATCGTAGCCCACAAAAACTGGTATGATGTTTTTCATTTTCGTTCAATATCTTCTTCAACACAGTTTTCGCCGTATTGGATTTCAATCAATTTGAGCAATTGATCAGTTTCGTTGCACAACTGATGCCATTCTCCTAGATGAATCCAGGTGTGTTGATGGCGTGCAGGACTGGCCAACAAATCATAATCGGTGCTGTGCGGATCCACAGTGTAGACTGTGGCTTCACCTTCGGCCACAAACCAAAACTCTGCACGAGTTGAGTGCCGTTGCATGCTGAGTCGTTGTCCCGGCATCACCGTGAGTTCTTTGAGTTTGACATGACTGCCAACTTCGTGCAGCACACGATAGTAACCCCAGGCACGATCAGTCCTGGGTTTTTTCCACTCTTCAAGAATCCAGCTGCTGGAATTCTTTTTGTCGTCACCGCCTACTCCGAATTTGAAAATCACATCTTGCACCACCATTTCAGGAATGTTGACTGCGGTACGATCACCACCGTTGGCAAAGATAATTTCATCATTGGGATACATGCTTTGTACAGCACGAATGGCCTCAATCCCAGACCCGTCATCGTCATTGAACAGGATACAGCGATCTACCATGCGTAAATTTTCTATCACAGCCACACGCTCAACTGCAGGCATGAACGGTCGGCCTTTTTTACGACTCAACCATGCGTCAGAATTTACTCCTACTACCAGTCGATCACCAAGCTGCTTGGCTGCTGCTAGATAGGAAATGTGCCCAGAGTGTAAGGGATCAAATCCCCCAGTTACAAGTACAATTTTCATGTAAATATTTATGTGCATACATAATGGTAAATAAAATATCATGGAGCATTTTTACCAAAGCGTTGACGGATTTATGAGTCACAAGAATACTATCATGCTTGATATTGTTCTAGAGCAATTTCCTGCAGGTGGTACCTGGGTAGAATTGGGATCCTGGACTGGCCGTAGTGCTGCATACTGTGTGGTAGAATTGATCAACCGTAGCAAGCTGGGCCCATTTTACTGTGTGGACAGCTGGAAAGGTGAAGAAGCAATTGCTTATGATGCTGACACTGTGCTGAATCTTGAAAATATATTCCGACAAAATGTAAAACCAGTTCTGGAGCACATAACAATGCTGACCATGATGAGTTGGCATGCAGCCGCTGATTTTGAAGATGATTCCGTGGACTTTTGTTATGTGGACGCAGGACACAGCTATGAATCAGTGACCAATGATCTTGAAGCCTGGTGGCCAAAAATACGCCCTGGATCCCAGTTTGGCGGCGACGATTATACCAAAGGTTATCCCGGTGTGCAACAAGCAGTGTGGGATTTCTTTGGACCATTAAACATAAAGGTTCGACGATCCGGTCGTTGCTGGTTGGTCACAAAACCTTTTGATGAAAACAGTTCGATTTAAATAACACATGACCACCTGGCTTGAATACTATCGTGACAACTATTTTGATCTACTGAACCCCACTGTTAGTGGTGCCAAGCGTGGACTCGTGGAAGGTCTATATCGCCGAGCTGACGGATTTAATCTGATGTTTGCTTATCTCGAAAGTCTGGCACTGCCCGAATACCATATCATTGAAACCGGAACCATGCGCAAACCGGGCAACTGGAAAGATGGACAAAGTGCCAGACTGTTCTCGGAGTTTGTGGATCAACACGGTGGCACTGTTCGCAGCGTGGATATTGATCCCGCAGCAGTGGCAACATCTAACACAGCTATACCAAGCGTGAACTTTCGGGCCACCTGCATGGACAGTGTGACCTGGCTGCAAAGTCAGACAGACCTGGATCAAACAGATTTGTTTTATCTTGACTCCTGGGATGTCAAATGGAACAATGACCATGACAGTGCTGTTCATCATCTTAGAGAATTCCAAGCCATTGAACCGTATCTAAAATCTGGAGCAATGATAGCAATTGATGACAACAGTAGATTTGTTGAATCAGGCATCAGAACAGGCAAAGGACACTACATTGCAGACTATCTTGCAGCAAAAGGTATTTTGCCAGTGTATGACAATTACCAAATAATCTACAGGTGGCCTGAGTGATCATTGATACTCTGTTGTTCAACGACGAATTTGACATGCTGGATATACATCTGGCCATCACTGATCATTATGTGGATTGTTGGGTAGTACTAGAAGCCAGCAGAACATTCAGCGGAATTCCCAAACCATACAATCTGTTGAACAATCTTGATCGGTACCAAACAAAATACGGTGATAGACTAAAAGTAGTCACACTAGAGTTGTCAGCGGATCAAACCAATCTTGTGTGTGAAACCATGATGCGGCAGGCCCTAGCACCTGCACTGGCAGAATGTGACTCAGAAGACATTGTGATACACGGTGACCTAGACGAAATAATCAATCCAGAATCCTGGGCAGATATCATGGCATTGATGGATCAACACGATAAACCAGTCACATGTGGATTTGAAATGTACATGTATCGTGTGGATCAACGTGCCGAACGCAACTGGAAAGGCAGTGTGGTAGCACGCCGCCGAATGTTCGATACGCCACATGAACTCTACAAGGGCAACAGCATTAAACGCAAGGATCGAAGTCATTGTGTGGGTTTCAAAACACCAGTGGGCTGGCACTGGACCTGGATGGGCAGTGATGATCTCATACGCAACAAAGTGGTCAGCTGCATAGAAAGCCAACACCGAGACCCTGAACAAATACTTGCAGCATTCAAACAACTTGATACCATAAGTGCCATCAACCACAAATGCACCACACACGTGATTGATGTGAAATATCCTGACAGTGTACAGTCAGTATTGAAAAACTATCCTGCATACTGGCACAATCCACCCAGAAACTAGCATGGACATTCAGCAAGAAAAAGCCATGCGTCGAGCAGCCAGAGCTGAACATCGAGCAAAAAAATCCCCAGGCTATGTTGCCCCCACGGTGTCAGACCCCGAGGGTCCTGTTGATTGTGCCTGTGTGATACACGGTTCGGGCTACGACTGGATCTATGTGGATCGATTGTACTCCATGCTGAGTAGACACATTTCTCGCGGCATACGTCTGCATGTGTACACAGAGTCCGGCAGACCTGTGCCGCCACACATGATACGCCATGATCTGCAGGAATGGCCCGGCGTTAGTGGTCGCAAACAATCCTGGTGGTACAAAATGCAGTTGTTTAACTCTGCACATCATCAAGGACAATTGTTGTATTTTGATCTGGACACAGTGGTGGTAAACAGTCTAGACTGGATCATTGATCTAAATCCTGCTTATTTTTGGACCATACGTGATTTTAAATCTCTATGGAAGCCTCATGTGCAAAGCATGAACTCCAGTGTGATGTACTGGAACACAGTGACCTGGGCACCAATCTGGACAGAATTTGAAAAGCAAGGGGTTGAAAAGGTACAAAGCAGCTATCGCGGTGGCGATCAGGATTATTTAAATTCTGTAATAACTGCCAGACACCGTAGATTTTTTGAAGACGGACGAGCAGTGAGCTGGCGATGGACTGCACTAAATGGTGGCATGAATTTTCGAAACAGAACCTACAGATCACCGTCACGCGGCACCACTATTGCACCAGAAAACAGTTTGTTGATATTTCACGGAGATCCTAAACCGCACGAAACACACGATTCTGTAATACAAACTCACTGGTGCTAGCATAAATAACAGCAACGGAGACAAAAATCATGGTTCAAAGAATAGTCAAACTAATGGGTCGAGCATACGCAACCGGCGGTGCTGTTACGGCACAGGTATCATACAACGGTGCCGAGGTAATCAATACCAGCGTCACAACCAGTACTGTGACTGCAATACCCACGGCTCCGGAACTGACTGATACTGCGGTAGAATTGGCAATTTTTGAAACCACTACAGATACAACTGGACAAATTCCAGTAACCATCACAGTCACAGGCGGTACAATGTTTTTTGCACATTTGTGGATGAATTATTCCGGCTACACTACTGATGAAATGCAGGCCACAGATCCCAACGTTCCTATAGATCCTGCTGACTCCAACACCTACACCTGGGCGGTTACTGTACAGCCAGATTCCTACTATGGTGATCCAAATGTCAATACTGTGGAATCAGATGGTGTCTCGAACTTGACCAAAAATGGATCGCCCTGGGTTTGGCGAGAAAATGTTGGTGAGCAGCTGGGTGATTGGATGTATCCTGTGGCTTCTGGCGAAACAATTGCCTTTGACTTTTTTGTGGACCCAGCTAAGGTGATATTGGTAGTACCAACCTAAGCACTAACTCTAGAACTCAATGGCCCTGCTAGTCAGGGCTTTTTTACGAGGTTGTCCATTATTTGCCTTTTTGCTATAATACACACTTAGCAACAAAAGGAACTCACATGCTTACAGATGCACAAGAACAGCAAATTGAATCAGTTGAGAGCTACACACACAACTACGAAGCAGAAGCCATGCAGAGCTTTGAAGCCACAGGCAACGACAAAATGGAAGAATTGCAAGATCGTTTTGAGGAAGAAAGTGTGTTGTTGTTTGACTCAAGCGAAGACTTGGGCGGAATGACAGTGTATTTTAGCGGCCAAACACTTGTGGCATTCTACGACTACGAGCAGTTCAAAGGCGTGGTGTTTGACACTGCGGAAGTCTAAACGAATAATGGGCATTCGGTTGCCCATTATTCACCATTCTGCTATAATACACACATAGCAAAAAGGAGTAAGATATGATTGATACAGTCCAGACAGTAGAATTTCAGGGCATCACATACAATGCCACTCATGGTAGCCCATTTGATCGCGGCTCAGCAGACAGCTACTACGGTCGACCACAAGATCCCCACAAGTACCCCAACGGTACCGGCAATGCACCTCGTGTGGAAGGCCCTGACATGACCCTGGTAGAGATGCGTGAATACTACCGGGGCTATGAGTACAATCAAGAGTCCGGCGAGCGAAAACAGTACGATTGACCATTATTCGCTCTTGTGCTATAATACACACATACGCAGCAAAAAGGAATGATATGATTCATGAATACGGAATGTTTACTGACGCGGGCAACCAAGCAGTAGAAAGCATTGTGATGCTGAAGTTTCAACGTCAACTCAGTTGGCCCACCGTCCAAGCCATGCTGGCTGCACTGGCACTGGAAGAAGTCTATTCCGAAGCAGTAGACACCGCTGTACGTGAAGCAGTTTATACAGCCTGCTTCAATTGACCTTTATTCACCGAAATGCTATAATACACACATAGCAAAAAGGAGCTGATTATGATGGTACAAGATCGCAAAACTGGTGAATGGTACAACCCAGAGCTGAGATTCCAAGAAATTCTTGCCCAGCATTGGTTTATTGCTATTATAAAACGGCTAGCTAACAAATAACAGGATTTGACCTTTATTCACCGAAATGTTATAATATACACTTAGACAGTT